GACTACTAAGGTTATTATTACATCTACAGCTAATGGATTAGGTAACATATATCAAAAGATCTATGAAGGGGCTTTACAAGGTACCAATGAGTTTAAACCATTTAGAGTAGATTGGTGGGATGTTCCAGGAAGAGATGAAGAGTGGAAGAGAATGACTATCTCTAATACATCAGAGCTACAATTCGACCAGGAGTTTGGAAACAATTTCCATGGAACTGGCAATACGCTAATTAACGCTGAGACTCTATTATCACTCAAAGCCAAAGACCCATTATCAGTATCCAACCATGTTAGTATATATGATGATCCAATTGAAGGCAACAATTATATAATGTTTGTTGATGTTGCTAAAGGTAGAGGTATGGATTACTCAACATTTAACGTCATAGACGTTACCTCTAAACCATTTAAACAGGTTGCTGTATTTAGAGATAATATAACAAGTCCTTTATTGTATCCGGATATTATATACAAGTATGCTATGCATTATAACGAATGCTATGTTGTGATAGAAAGTAACGACCAAGGTGCTGTTGTGTGTAATGGATTATATTACGACTTAGAGTATGAGAATGTATTCGTAGAATCCTATACAAAGGCCAACTCAGTTGGTGTTACCATGACGAGAAAGACCAAGAGAATAGGCTGTTCTACTATTAAAGATATACTAGAACAAGGCAAATTAGAGATAATAGACATTAATACAATTCAAGAGATGTCGACATTCATAGCGAGAGGCAACAGTTATGAGGCTGATCATGGACACCATGATGATCTTGTGATGAATCTTGTTATGTTTGGATATTTCTCTACAACACCATTCTTTGCTGAATCAACTGACATTGATATGAAAGGTATGCTATATGCTGAGCATGTTAAACATATTGAAGATGAATTAATACCCATCGGAATATTTGGTAGTGATTGTGTAGAGGAAGATGATGGGTGGGAAGTTTGGAAAGGCTGAATGTTATAAATAATAGTATTGAAAATAAACGTATTATGATAAAAATTATTAAATATTGATTAGGAGAAAAAATCAAATGGCATTTCTAGTATCACCTGGCATTCAGGTAAAAGAAATAGATATGACTAACGTAATTCCTGCAACTTCATCTTCAACAGGTGCAATCGCAGGTAGATTCCAATGGGGTCCTGCTGAAGAGATCGTAAACATCGGATCTGAAAAGCAGTTAGTTAATATCTTCGGGCAGTCTACTGAAAATACGTTCAACACGTTTTTATCAGCAGCACAATTTTTAAGCTATGGTAACTCATTAAAAGTAGTAAGATCTGTTGATTCTACTACAATGAACGCTGTATCAAACCAAGGATCTGGAGCGGGTGAAAACTCAGTAAGACAGATCAAAAACGATAGCGATTTTGAAAATGCATCGTTTACATCTGCTGTAACAACAGTAACAACAGAAACTTTGTTGATTGATGCTGTAGATATGGTAGTGGGTACTGAGTATACAATCGTAACATCAACTGATGATGCTGAGTACGCTACATATGGTGCTGACAATAATACTGTAGGAACTACATTTACATATACATTGAGTGGCGTTTCACCTATTGATTCTACTACTAATAGTGGTACTGTGTCTTATGTAGTAACTACTACTAATACGACTGATGGCGACATCGATTCTTCTAATATGTTTATAGCAAGATATCCAGGAGCATTAGGAAACAGTCTGAAGGTTGAAGTATGCACTCCTAAATCATTTAGCACTTGGGGTCATTCAAGTTTATTTAATACTGCTCCTGGTACTTCATCAGTAGCTGAATTGAATGGTGCAGCTGATGATGAGGTTCACATAGTTGTTATAGATGAAGACGGCTTGATTACTGGAAATAAAGGATCTATATTAGAAACATTTAGTTACTTATCACAATCAGTAGATGGTAAAAATGCTGATGGATCAAACAACTACTATAGAGACGTCGTAAACAACCAGTCAATCTGGGTTAGAGTTACATCTATCAAAGATAATAATACCAACAACTTTAAGTATTCTGATATGGCCTTTGCTGATATGCCTAATGAATCTGTAGATGGTAATAACATGACTAGTTTTGACTTAGTTGCTGAAGCAGCTAAAATAGTATCTCTTTCTGGTGGTACTGATGGAACAACGTTGAGTTTAGGTGATCTACAAACTGGTGGATTTGAATTATTCAGAGATACTGAGTCAGTAGATATTTCATTATTAATGAATGGTGAATCACTACAGACTGAACTAGATGCTCAGGATATGGCTAACTACCTAATCACGTTAGCAGAAGAACGCAAAGATGTTGTAGCGTTTGTTTCTCCTAATGTAAATGCTACTGCATTCACTAACTCACCTTTAGCTGGTGTGAAAGCTTGGAGAGATGGAATTAATCCTTCATCATACGCATTCGCTGATTCAGGTGCATTATACGTATACGATAAGTATAATGATAAGTATCGTTGGATTGCTGCTTCTGGTTCTATGGCTGGTTTAGCTGCTAACGCTGATAATGTTGCTGATGCTTGGTTTAGTCCTGCTGGATTCAATCGTGGTACTATTAGAAACGTAACTAAGTTAGCTTATAATCCTAATCAAATGGATAGAGATACTCTTTACAAATTGGGTGTTAATCCTCTAGTTTCGTTCCCAGGTCAAGGCACTATTCTATATGGTGATAAAACTTTACAAACTAAAGCTTCTGCATTTGACAGAATCAATGTTCGTAGATTGTTTATCTTGTTAGAGAAGGCAATTGCTAAAGCTTCTAAAGCATCTTTATTCGAATTCAATGATGAGTTCACTAGAGCACAATTTAGAAACATGGTAGAACCTTTCCTTAGAGATATCAAAGGTCGACGTGGTGTTACAGACTTTATGGTAGTATGTGATGATACAAACAATACTGGTGATATCGTAGATACCAATCGTTTTGTTGCTGATATATACATCAAGCCTGCACGTTCTATTAACTTTATTACATTAAACTTCATTGCCACAAGAACTGGTGTTGAATTTAGTGAAATCGCTGGAGGTAAATAATCATGGCTATTTTAGGTGTAGACGACTTTAAAGCAAAACTAACCGGTGGTGGTGCAAGAGCTAATTTATTCAAGGCAACTTTAGGTTTCCCTGGATACGTTACTGCTGATGTTGAATTAGCTTCTTTCATGGTGAAAGCAGCTTCTTTACCGAGTTCAGTAATTGCTCCAATCATGGTTCCGTTTAGAGGCAGACAATTACAAATTGCTGGCGACAGAACATTTGAACCGTGGACTATTACAGTTATCAATGATACTGGTTTTGACGTTCGTGATGCTTTCGAGCAATGGATGAATGGTATTAATCAACACAATGCTAACACTGGTTTAACTAACCCTAATGATTACATGTCTGACATGATCGTAGCTCAGTTAGACAAAGATGGTACTGAAGTTAAATCATACAATATCCGTGGTTGTTTCCCAACTAACTTAGGTGCTATCGAGGTATCATACGATACTGAGAACACTATCGAAGAGTTTACAGTTGAGTTGCAAGTGCAATATTGGGAAAGCAACACAACGAGTTAAAAATTCATTATAAATAATATTAAGCGAAAAGGGTAGCTCCCCTGGTTAAGCTCTATCTTAACCTAGCTTAATATATTTAGATTTATAGAGGAGTCATAATGAAAGTTATAAAACATATGCATCATATTATACCCAGGCATGCCGGTGGTACAGATGATGCATCCAATTTAATAGAGCTGTCTGTTGAAGACCATGCAGAAGCTCATCGTATATTATACGAGAAACATGGCAGGAAGGGAGATAAACTAGCTTGGCCCAGGAACTGAATGGATATCAGGACGTATAAATAAAGATAATAAACTAGGTGGATCTAGAAATAAATTATAAAAGAGTATAACTCAAAATAAAATATGGCAGAAGAAAATAAATTATTCGGTTTCTCATTTAAAAAGAAGAAATCAGTTGAAAAGGTAAAAGCCCAATCGTTCGCTTCAGATAACGAGGACGGCGCATACCAGATATCTCCATCAGGTGGATTCTTTGGTCAATATATAGATATTGCTGGTGATCAGTTTAAGTCTGATGCTGAGTTAATCATGAAGTATCGTGATATCTCTAGTTACCCAGAGGTTGATGCTGCTATTGAAGACATTACTAATGAAGCTATTACTACTGTTGGGGGCGAAGTTGTTAAGTTGAACTTGGATGAACTAGAGCAACCTGATAACGTTAAGAAGCTTATGCAAGAAGAGTTTGAAACTGTTCTTAGACTATTAGACTTCTCTTCTATGAGTTACGACTTATTTAGACGTTGGTATGTTGATGGTCGATTATTCCACCATGTTATTATCGATAAGAATGGTACTAATGGCATTAAAGCTTTAAGACAAATTGATCCTACTAAGATTCGTAAGGTTAAAGAAGTCGTTAAAGAAAAAGATCCTACGACAGGAGCTGAATTGGTTAAAGAAGTTAGTGAGTATTACTTGTATCAAGATCAAGAACACGTTAATAACTCCGAGGGATTAAAGATCTCTACCGATGCTATTATTCAAGTTAACTCTGGTTTGTTAAACGATACAAGAGATAAGGTTATTGGTTACTTAAACAAAGCTTTAAAGCCATTAAACCAATTATCTATGATGGAAGACTCATTGGTCATTTATCGTGTAAGTAGAGCTCCTGAACGTCGTATATTCTATATTGATGTTGGCAACCTTCCTAAAGGTAAAGCTGAAGAGTACTTAAACAATACAATGAATAAGTACAAGAACAAAATTGTATACGATCCAAATACTGGTGAAGTAAAAGATCAACGTGATCATAAGAGTATGATGGAAGACTTCTGGTTACCTCGTCGTGAAGGTGGTAGGGGTACAGAGATTACTACATTGCCTGGTGGACAAAACCTAGGTGAAGTGGAAGATATTTTATATTTTCAGAAGAAGCTATATAGGTCATTGAATGTTCCTATGTCTCGTTTAGAGCAAGATTCAGCATTTAACGTTGGACGTTCTTCAGAGATTACTAGAGACGAGTTAAAGTTCCAAAAGTTTATTGATCGTGTTCGTACTAAGTTCTCTAAGTTATTCTTAGAGGTCCTTAAGAGACAATTGATTCTTAAGAAGATCATTGTACCAAGTGATTGGAACAATATCAAAGAAGATCTTGATATTGAATTCGTTAAAGATAACTACTATGCCGAGCTTAAAGATGCTGAAATGCTTAAAGAGCGTATAGAAACTTTACAAATGATGGACGAGTATGTGGGACAGTACTATTCTAAAGAATGGATTAGAAAGAACATTCTTAAACAAGATGAAGAGATGATTGCAGAAATTGATAAACAAATTGAAGCTGAACCTTCAGAAGATGAAGATTTTGATGAAGAGTAGATATCAATTCTTATAAATATATTACACAGAGGAAAATATTATGGATTTAAATAATTTAATTGACGCCATACAAACTGGTGACGTGCAGGACAGCAACAACGAGTTTAATGGGTTGATGTCTGATAAAATTAATGTAGCATTGGACACACATAAACAAGAGTTGGCTGGCCAAATGTATGGCACTGCTGATAAAGACGCAGATGAAGACATTTAAAGAATCATTTAACTTAATAATCGAAAAGAAACTGAAGTTGCCATCTGGTGAAACTGTAGAAAAGGAATTTACCAAGTTAGGTAAAGATAAGAAGACTACTGCAGTGATTACCAGTAAATTTAACTTGTATATAGATAATCAAAAACTTGATAAATTCAAGTCGCTTAAAGATGCTGAAAAGGGTCTTAAAGATTTTTTAAAAGTAATGGGAGTATAGTAGTGAACTTAACAGAAGCATATAATGATATGCAAGTAATCATTGAAAAGAAGTTTGATGAAAAGAAAGCTGTAAAAGCGCTTGAGGATATTCTAACTGCTTATTCCCAGGTCAAATATGTTGGCACCACTAAAGATATTCATAAACGATGGGATGATATGTGGTACACAACGTATACCACTTGGTTCTCATCAGATGATATGAGAGAAAGAGGTTTACCAACATCGTTAAAAATAGGAAAATAGTATGAACATTCATGAAGCATATAACACAATTAATGAAGGCAAGTTGGATGATTTTGACAAAGCCTATGATGTATATCATAACTCATTAAAGGGGTTAATTAAAGCATTTAGTAATGCAGCTACAGATAAGAAGGCTGTCAACAAGATGAAGAAAGCAGTTCAAGATATAGAAACAGCTATAGACGCTGGGAAAATGAAGGATTAGCATGAAGTTAATAGCAGAGTATACAAATGAAGGATTAGGTTACTCTATTACCGAAGGAAAGAACGGTAAGAAAGAAACTTATATCGAAGGTATCTTTATGCAGGCAGAAGGCAAGAACCGAAATGGTAGAGTTTATACTAGAGAAGTTCTTACTAATGCAGTAGATAGATACAACAATGAACAAGTAATGACCGGCAGAGCCGTTGGTGAGTTAAATCACCCAGAAGGCCCTTCGATCAACTTAGATAAAGTTAGTCACAGAATTACAGAACTTAAATGGGACGGTAATAATGTGATTGGGAAAGCACTTATTTTAGATACCCCTATGGGTCAAATC